TGAGACGCCTCTTGCGCTGACAACGTAACCCCGACAGGAGGGTCATCAAGAACCCTGGCGCGCTCTGCAATTGCGATCTCTTCAGCTCGATCTATTGTCGCTCCTTCCTTCAATGCTCTTTGCTTTGCAGCTTGAGCGGCATTCTCTGCTTGTTCATGCAGCGACGCTCGATACGCAATGCCTTTGAAGAACTCGTCTTCTGCCATCAATGCACGACCAGGCAGACGCATCAACGAACCTAAGAAACTGACAGTCGCTGAACCAATGTGACCTTCTCTGACATCCTTGGCCATTTGCCTGAAGTCACCAGTTTTGCCGATCTGGCGACGCCTGGAGATGTCGAGCTTTGTTGCCATGTCATAGGGCTGCTCGGTAATCATGGTGTTGAGTGCTACATAAAATGAATCAAGCAATGCCTTGCGGATGCCGACAACTTTCTGTACAGCTTGAGATGCATACACTTGATCTTGCGGATCGATGGACCGGCCCACAAGAGAGGCGCCAGCTCTGCGAGTCTTGCTAATACCAGCTGCCACAAAAGTCTCAAGTAAATCAAGACCTTGCAAACTTGCGTTGCCAGCAATGTTAATGGCATGAGTTGTAAACGATGACAACATAGAGTTCATCCAGGTTGACAGCATAATATCGTAGGTCCACTTGCCGCCTTCCATAAGCTTGTTGGCATAGGCTAACTTGGCATCACGGGTTCTAAGCGCACCATAACTTTGACGCAGAAACTCGGTGTCCTGGTATGCCGGGCTTTGCATTAACTCTGCAATCTCTTGGCCTCGACGCATAGCGTCTGGCAAACCTCTACGCTTGAGAACGCCAGCTGCTGCTGTTGTCCTAGCACCTTCCGACACAGCTGCCTGAAGGTTGATGCCTAGTTCGCCCTGTACCGTGATCATCTTTCTAGCGCGATTGAGTAACTGCTCGCGCTCCTGCATTAATTCAGGGGTCATGTTTGGTATTGCATCGATCTCGTCGACGCGAGCGTAGAGGGAATCTGTGTAGGTCATTACGCCATCAAGCGCAACAAGGCCGCCAACAAAGTCTTCCATGTTTGCTGGTTGCCCTGGGTTGCGACCAAGCCATGACTTAACTAGCCCGCCGATGTCCTGCTTCATTGCATACTGAAGAGCCATATCGACAGTGATTGTTCCTCGACGTGCGCTCTCGATTAGATCTGCGTTTGCATCTTTGAATCGAGCAAAATAGTCGGCTGCGTTGAACTCTCCAGTCGCCTCAAGGATGGCTGGTAGATTAAGGCTTTTGCTGTACTCGCCGCCAAAGGCTTCGTCAATAGCTTGTGCCTGAACAGGATCGATCTCTCTGATAACGATGTTGTCGCCAATCTGAAAGACAGCTTCTGGGGAGATGCCAGGCACAACATTCTTTTCTGCTGCTTCGACCTTTTCATCAAATTTGGTAATGACGTTTTTAAGCGCGCTGGTAATTCCTGCAACTTGAGTGCGCTCGGCGCCATCGGTAATGATGGTTTCTTCGACCGGCTCAACGGCAACAGTCTCGACTGGCTCTAGCGTTTCTGCTGGGATCTCAGTCTGCTGAAGGCTATCTTGGAGAGCGACAGCTGCAACGTCTTCAATCTTATCTTGTAGCTTTTGCTCGATCATTGATTGCCTCCTGAAGCCTGATCAATTCGCTGAACTTCTGCATCTTGGATCTTAGCTGCTTCATCGTAATCATCAAATGACGGGACATCTACTTTTCCGCCAAAGTAACTTGGATCATGCACAAACAAAATTACATCGGGTTCGCCATTGTTGAAGTCAGCAAAATCAGCTTTGTTCCAGTTTGGCGGAGCATACTCGTCGTTCCAGCGAACCCGAGCAACTGGCCTAAATCCAGCTGTTTCATAGATCGCAGGGAGGTATGTATCGAATGCGTCTAACTTTCTGCCACCGGCCTGTACAGCTGCTTGCAGCATTGAGTAACCACCGCCAGATGGCTCAGTTTTCGACGCAAAGACAGCAACGATATCGCCGTCTGGTTTGATTGCAAAACCGCTTCCGCTCTCTGTTCTGAATAGCCTGGCTTCAGCTAGTTCGTCTGGCGTCTTGATTTCAACTTGCGCTGCATCAGATCTACCGGCCATAGCGGCAGTCATCTCTTGATTGTATGCTGCTGCTTCTGTCGTAGGAACTTCTTTAATTGCTGGCACAGATAGGCCAGCAGCTTCATATTGACGTTGAGATACTGGGTCTGGGTTTAAGACTAAAAGCCCATTTCCTTCATCCCCTTCAGCACTCGCTCGCGTGTAAGGCCCGGATGTCGCTCCAATGTTTTGGCTATCGCTTGCTCCCGCAGGTCCGGGCCGCCTTCCTGATCTGACGGTACGCTGCTTTGCTCCGACACCTCTGAAGTCTGTAAGCCCCTCGCTTGCCTGTTCAGCTCCAGCTTCAACTTCATCGCTTCCGCGAACTCCTGATCGTAACTCATTTTGTATTTTCTCCGATGCTGCTGAGAAAGACCCTGGTCGAGAAGGTACGCCAAGATCAGTGTATAAGTTTTGCTCAAAGAACCAAAGCACAGCCTGAGTATCTTGTTCTGATAGATCACCGCCTTCTAACTCATCGATGACCTTCGATACGAACTCCTCCATGCGAGCGCGCTCTTGGAGGTTTCTAGGCGCCTCGGCTAGGCTGCCATCAGGGTTTTTCATACTGCCAAAGTGACGGTTATATGATCGACTAAACCATGAGTCTTTTGTAGTCGCCTGATACCCGTTAAGGTTCAAGCTGTACTTTCCTGTCTTGTCACCAAGAATCATCGACCCAAGGTGCAGACTATCTTTACCTCCACCTACGCCACTCGGGCCGCCACTTAACCCGGCAGCTTTCCTTATGTCTGTCAGCTCTTTAAGAGTATGCGGAGATAACCACCAATCGGCAAACCCGTCAACTCCTTTCGTCTCGACAAGGTACTTGATCACCTTCATGCCGGCAGCTACTGACTTCTGTTTCGCTCCCCATCCAGCGCCTTTTATACCCTCTGTTACAGCACCTGGTGCTGGAGGATTTACTGGCACAACACCTGTTTTTAAATACCCAAGAAGCGCAGCTGTAGCAGCCTTGGTGTTGCCTGGGTCAACCTTTTGCCCAATAGATGTTGGAGCAGCCAATGCGGTCCAAAGAACTCGTAGACTTTCATCATCTGAAAGCCTTTCTAGGCCAGGTATATTTGATAGATTTTCAAATGTTTGCCTGACGTCATTGTCATACCAACCCTTGCCTGAAGTACCCTGACCAAGCTGGTATCTGATTTCCTTTGCTGTATCTGTTACTGCCAATGAGAAGTCAGCGTCGTCTTGTGGATTTAGCTTTCTGCCATAAATTTGCTGATGCTGATTATTGAAGTAGTCTGCAACATCATCAACTTTTGGCCGCAAATTGCCCTTGGTTTCAGCGATAGATTTTACTTCAGTCTGTGCAGCAGTTTTAACCTCGTCGCTTTCCCGGACGCCGACATAGAAGGCATCGTCTTCGGTTTTGCCTAACAGCTTCTGAACCCCAACAATCGCCTCATCTACTGGCTCGGTTGGATCAAAACCAGACCGTAGTACTGTGCCAGCCCCACGTTCCGCAATCCTGCCCTCAGCGCCAGCTACATAATTTGTGATTCCTTCCTGAACTTTAGATACACCTTTGCCTAATAGCTTGAGTCCTGGTAATGCGCTGGATGTAACAGCAAGCAATTCCCCGGCAAGATAACCTTCACCAAATGCGTCAACCGTTTCCTGTGAATATCCCATGTCAGCCACAACATCTTTTAACCTGGCGCCAACATATGCCGACGGGACGTTTTCAAATTGCTTGAACAGGTTTTCTGCAATCTTCCCTTCTTCAGCGGTTATAACGCCTTTGGCAACCAGTATAGGAAGAGACACAAGATCGGCGCCAGCAAGAGCAGCAGAGATAGGCAGCCCAATTAGCCCTGACCCGAGACGGACAAGTTCCAACTCTTCCTGCTTCTCAATACCTTCAGCAAACGCCTGTTCTGCTTGCTCTTGCATAGGATCTTGTACACCCATGATGCCCTCAACCACAGCCTCGTCTGTCACTGACTCATCTGTTGTTGGCATCATCGCAGCATCATGCTCTTTCTTGCGAGCAATCTGGCCGTCTGGTCCAAGCATCAAATCGTCTCGGCCATTAGCCATACCTGTCACGGTATCCCAGAATCCATCAAAGCTGCTCACTGCTGAAACTCCCCATATTCCATGTTGTACTTCTGGAAGTTAGTAAACGCTTCTTCAAGCCTTGCGTAATCTTCTTCTTCAATATTGCCATTCTGAAACATCCGGTTTGCTCTAGCGCGCATCTGACCATAATTTTCAAATTCACTGAAATTGAACTGCTCAGTGATGACCTCAAGATCGGCTTCTCTTTGAGCTGGATCGTATATGCTTGCCGAATCTGCCTTTTCTTTAAACCAGGTAAATGGGTCTGGTGGAGCTGTGCCGGTCGATAACGCTTGCTGCTTAATAGCAAGATATTCATTTTCCAATGCTGCCAGGTCACGAACAGCAGTCCTTTGAACTGGACCCATGGCAACAGAATCGTACTCTGGGTATCCAATTGCGTTTTTCAAATATCGCTTCCCTTGACCATAACGATTGTCTGTCATTGCGCTAAACCGACTAAACATTGAGTCGTAAGTATCTCGGGTAATCAGATTGTCAGTAAGCGCTTTATTAAGCCTAAATACAGTCATGCGACCATTAGTCATTTCGACATTCAAAGTTTGAACGATATCTATGTCGTCAGCAGTCGCTCCGCCCGATGACGCAACCTTTTCCCATGACCTAGCCTTGTCTGGATCAAGTCGGCTCATCTCAGAAATCAGGGTTTGAATCTGTTCTTCATCGTCAGACTCGATAGCCTGGTATATCGCAATCGATGTATCTAGGATTTTCTTTGATCGAGCCTTCTCTGCTCTGACTAAATCTGCGTCCTGGTTTCTATACTTTTCGTCAACAAACGCATCAACTTGCTCTCTAACGGCCTTACGCTCATCTGAAGAAAGAGTTGCATAGATTGCTTTAATCCTTGGGTTGTCTTCAAAAGAGCGCTCTTGATCTAGCTCGTCATCTTCAAGCAAGTTTAACGTGTCCTGGGTAATCGTCTCGACAACTGTGTTGACCTTGGCGTCACTAACTCGCTGACGCACTTTGTCTGCGTATTTGGAGTAGAACTCCGGATCGGAAAGCTCTAGAGCCATACGCTCAAGTTGAGGAAGAATGATGTCTTCAATCTTGTCGTCAATCGACACAATCTTTCCATCTGGACCGACTGTGTCTCCAGCAGCGACGATGTCTTCAATGATCCCTGGCACTTGGCCATCAATGCCATCAATCAATTCGCGCATCCTGATTTCTGCAATGACTTCCATGTCTTTGCGCATCATGTCCTGCTCTTTCGCTAGAGCTGTCAGGTATGAAGAGTTACCTGTTGTTTGGATTGCTTTGCGTAACTCGTTTGCCGCAGCAGGATCGATGGTAGATAAAACGCCAGACAGCCCTGCATTAAGTTTTTGCAGCCCGTCCCTAAACTGTTCAGCACTAATTTCTTCCTTGGACAGCTTAATGCGCAGATCTGTAATCTGACTATTCGCTTCCATTTCAAAATGAGTCAGCACCCCTGCAAGCGCTTGTTCTCTAGCGGCTCGCCCATAGATGGTTGTCTTGTCCCCAGGGATTGCTGCTTTGCCCTTGGTCTTGATCTCATCAAGCGTTGGCGTATTTAGTGCGCCAAACTCAGCACCTTCTATCTCGGCTTGCTCGGCAGCCCGCTTGAGTGCAAATCCAGAAACTCGATCCAGTGCAGAAGCAAGCGTTTGGCTAGTACGCGCAGCTTCTTGCAGACCAACAGTAGAGACTGCCGGCATACCAGCAATTCCGATTCCTCTGCGCTGATAACGTGGCATAACCATTACGATAGCGCCCCTGTTGTTGTGTAACCAGGAAGTGTGCCGCCTGGTAATGTCGTAGTGGTAGTTGAGCCGAACCCGCCAATTGAACTCATAGTCATTGCCGTGGTTCCAATAGTAGCAATTGCGTTCATCATGCCTTGACGCTTAGCTTGCTTTGCAGCCATTAGGTTTTGATCTCGATTGACTTCACCAATTGCTAATGCAAGAGCTGCGTTTTCTTGATCTAAGTAGTATTCGTCATAGCCTGTCTTAACAGCATAATTTTTCAATGACAATGGCGACCCGGAGTATGGGTCCATTGACCCGGCAGCTGCCCTAGCGGTTACAGCAGATAGATTTTGCCTCACACCCCTCAGTGTCTCTACTCCACGCTGACGGTATTGCAATTCAGATTGTTTGCCCTTCAGCTCTTCCTGCTTGGCTTGAGAGCGGTAAGCTGCTGCCTGTGCGCGACCAGCCTGAATCTGCTGGACTGCTGAGATTCCAGAAGCGATTGCACCGATGATCATCAACTTTGACATACTACTGTCCTATCGAAACCTTGTAGTCCAGAGCCAATACGTTCATTGGCAGTGGCACTGTTTGTGTGATTGTAATCTTGCCTTCGTTCACATAACCAAGAAGCGGTCCACTTCTCTTGACGCCAGTAAACGCTTGCACTGCTCGGTCTAGATTGTCCTCGCCAAAAGCCCTGAACGCAACTTGCTCACCATTGACCGTCACGGCCTGTGACTCGGAGTGTTCGCTGTTGATCTCCAGGATACGTTTCTTGAACCCACGAATGTTGCCTGAAGACAACCTCGGCTCAACAGGAAGGGTAGTCACCGTTGGCGTAAAGTTAAGGCCAATCGAATACGACTCCTCTGCTGCAATCTCAAATGTGATCGCTCCGCTTGAGACTGCCTGATCTGGCTCTACAACGCCGTCACGGATGATCTTGACCGTTTCCCCTTCCAGGAAAGAAAGTCCGCTTACAGAGGCTGTGCTGCTGCCTACGGTCGCAGTCTTAGCGCAATCAAGGGTCACGTCTGCGTTAAAGATCTCAACGTAGTACGCATCGCTTCCGTTGATGTTTCGTTTCACGACTGAGTAAGTATCGGCGATGTCTACTCCAATCGACAGATATGTACCATCAGTCGTCCACTCTGTTGGAGCAATGATGTTGTCTGATCGCAGCAATGTGTAACAAGCAATCGACCCGTCTTCATCGTTTAAGATCAGGAGTCGGTCGCCTTCGTTTGTTGACGTGGCTTTGCGCACTGCCATCTCTACTGGGTCTTTCAAGAGATGCGATGACAGCAAAGAAATCTTGGTGGCGATGTAGCCGTTGACCGTGTCGCTAAAGATAAACTCAGCAAGCGTCTTGCCCTGGCGTTGAACGAATACCGTTGCACCGTCGACGTTGACAACCCGGATGCCAGGCTTCACACCATGCGATGTTTGCTCCTGGACCGACAGATTGCTTGGAGTGATCGGGTCGCCCAGGGTTTGCGGAATGTAGAACTCACCGCCGGTGGAAAAGATCTGAAGATTACGACCAGCATACAAGTCGATGATAGCGTTAAAACGTCCTGTATCTAACGTCGCCTCAAGTGCTGCGTCGTCAAATGACTCGCCTGGGTCAAAGTTAAAGAACTGACCCACGCGACTGCCCCACAGGGTTGAAGGCAGGGAGTCCGATCCGCCAAAGTATAAACGTCCTTCGTAGAATACTGCGCTGCGTGGCCAGCCTCTTGTCGCTGACCAAGCATCCTCATAGCCTGACTCAACCTCCCAATCAGCTGCGTCAATGACTGAGTCGTCAAACAGCGGCACTTCAGAGATGCCCTTCACCACAGTATTACTGATGAAGTCAACAATGCGAATTCGTCCCTGCGGGGTGACGTTGATGTATTGATTGATGTCTGATGCACTGAAGTTTGAGTGTTGGGCTGTGAGCGTGATGTTGCCTTCAGCTGCATCAGGAGTCAGCGTCCCGGCTGATGTCCTGACGTCAGTGCTAATGCTGAACGCAAACTGAGGCGTAAAGTCAAAGGATAAATCAGAGATTGTCCAGGATGCGTCAGTTGCTCCGCGCACGATCTTCTGAGGGATCATGTCCTTATGGACAATGATTAACGTATCCGCTGACTGCGCCCAGCACATCTCGGGGATGATGCTGTCTGTAATTCTTGATACAGCAAGGAAGTCATTCCCCGAGCCATTGATGTTCGTGATCTGTACGCCGTCTTTGAACACATACATCTGCTCATCAATAAAGATCAGCATATAACTGTCGTTGACAGAGAACTCAAAATGCACCATGCGCACTGCATCGTTTGTCGGGGTCGGTAGCGTTGCAATGTACTTACTACCGTCTCGGCGGGTAAAGCCACCTTGTGGTTGGACAACAATGTTTGTCGCTGTCTCTAAGCCGTTGTAATACTGCTGAAGATCGATCCTGGCTCTGAGCTTGGGATCGAGTTCGCCAGATGTGAAGTTTGTTTGCACCTGGATGACGCGGCTCATCAGAACCTCACAGCGGTCAGAGTGTAGTCTTCAATTGCATCGACAGAGTTTGTTGACCCGTCAATTGATGTTGCCTGGCGGAAGTATCCACCACGACGGTTTTCTCCAGGTGACCCGAACGCCTTGCGCTCAAAGTAGTCAGCCTTTGTGATCTGATCAGTCACTGTCTCAGCAATGTCAGCCGCCATTGCGTACTTCAGCAGCTGCACGAAATAGGTAGGTAGTGCCGACTCGTTAGGTGAGAACTGATAGTCCACCACGATTGTTTCTTCACTTGAGTCGAGCTTGTCGCCTTGGATCTCCCAGCCGTATTGGATTGGAGAGATGCCGGTAGCTGTTGATGCATACACTGCGCGTACACCCGCAATGCGGTCACCAGGTAACGCATACTGATACTTCCACTCATTGACCGGAGTCGATGTCAGACGTGCCAGCTGCACTTTCTTAAATGACCAGGACCAAGGGTACGACGCGATGATGGAATCCTTGAGGTCGTCGTATAGGCGGTCGCAGATCTGAGCTGCGTCAGTGCCTTCCGAAAACGACGAAAGAGGCGATGCCCCCAGTAGAATCAATGCGTCCGAACAGATGGACAGTTTGGTATCACCAGATGCCATGTATCACCTCATGTAGAAAAGGCTCCCCTGGAGGGGAGCCGATTCGATTAGTCAGCGTCTGCAACTGACAGCGCAGTGCCATCAGATACGTCAACGACTGTTCCAGTGTTTGACAACACAACAACAAGCGATGCTGTTGGAGTTGCTGAGTCATACACATAGATCAGGTCACCAACTTTCAACACGTCGGCTGCATCATTGAAGTAGCCAGTTGTGTTGACTGTTGCGATAGCGTCAGCTGAAGTGTAAGACCACATTTGTGGTGCGTTACCAGCTTTTGCTTGACCGCCGATAGGCTGTAAGCCTGTGATTGAGTATGCCATTGTTCAAGCCTCCTTATGATTCACGGCAAGTGATCTGGACGATACCTTCGTCATCGATCGCTACCGCACCAGCTGAGAACATTGACGCAACCAAGAAAGAAGTTTTCTCAGGGATGTAGTCAACGCGAGATGTCTGGTTCATGCCAACACCAAGGCCAAGTGCGTCGCGGTGGAAAGCGAACAATGTACGGTCAGAAGAACCGTCGATTGCCAAGCCGCCTTCGTCACGATCACCAAGAGTGATGAACTTGAAGCCAAGGAACGTGTCCACTTCACCAGTGACCAACGCCTTAACAGTGTTGAAGTCAGATGAAGTTACTTGCGTCTCACTCAAGAGTGAAGACAAGCTGTTCGCGTGAACAAGAATAGTACGGCCTTCAGCTGGTACGTTCTTTGCATCCATCGCCTTCTTGGCAGCGCGCAACTTACCGACGTTTAAGTCAGAAGCAGCTGGCGACCCAGAAGAAACAACTGTGTTTGCAACTGTTGATGGAGAAGACGCTGCTGTCAACGCATCGAGAACCACCTGGTCCATACGACGTGCGATAGCACCTGAAACAACCTGTACAAGCTCTTGACGCTCGTCAAAGTTGACTTTCTGCTGGTTAAAAATGTCTGAGTATTCCGCAGCAATGTAGTCTTCCATTGTCGCAGTCACTTGTGAGTAAGTGACGTTGAGTGGAGTGACGTCTGTCTGTGGAACGCGGATAGTTGCTGAACCCTTACCAATCTTAGGGAACTTAACTGTCGAACCTTCTACACCTGAACGCTCGCGGGTAACACCAGCCAGGAGACGCTGTCCCTGGTACGCTTGTTTTACCTCTGAGTCAAACAGGGTGACAAAGGCATTATTGATAGAAACTGCCATTGTTTCCTTTCCTCATGTTACAAATTTTTTGGGTAAAACCTGTGTCGGTTGTCCAAGGCGGGCCGCATTGATCAGGTGACCGGCTCAAGAAGAGTTGTCGGTTGATTGGAATATAACAAAAAAGCTAGAGGGGAAAAGAGATTGGGGGACGTATGAGTCCCCCAGGTGATACGTTATCCGTACATTTCCATGAACAGACCTTCGACCTTCTCCCGATAGGCGGGATCTGTCTTGTATCGTGGATCACCAACCATCGCATCAAGCTCGGCCCGGGTGTACTGGTTTGACTCCTGGACCGTTACATCAGGGATTGTGCGCTCACCGTATGACTCGCGGATCTTGTTCAGTGCGCGGACTCCGGCTGCGGTTGATCCCAGCTTAACCATAGCCTCCACTTCATCTTCAGTCATCGCACCTGACGATGCCATCTTGCCCAACCACTGATTGGTACTCTTGATTAGCTTGTCAGCTTTTGGCCCGAGCTTGGCCAGCTCCGCCTCAGCGTTTGTTTCCATCTGCTCAAACTGCTGCCCCATGTGCTGCATATACATACTGGTCAACGTGTTGAACTGGTCTTGGCTCATGCCAGCGTCTTTTGCGTAAGACATAAAATCTTTGAGCATAGGATCATCATCAGTGACCCCGTTATCCTTGAGTGAACTGGTGTCGTAGTTGCCGTCCTTCGGCGCTTTATGCTGGCCCTGTGAGAACTTTGATC